AAATAAACATTGGAGTGAATGTCGCTTGTACATTTGAGATGTCATCTGACTCCATATCGTAAAATACATTCATCATCCAATTACCTAAGACCAAAGCTGAATAAGAGTCTTTTCTCGCTTTATCCGCACCGCTTTGTTTTCGTAGGTTGGAGGGTAAATCAAAACTTTGTGTGCCTTGGACAGAAGTTGTAATTTGTATTAAAGCGCATTGAACTTTTATCAAATCCATCATATCTTTTTGATGCTCTACAAAATCAATCATCCTAGCTCCTTTGCCACCTTTCTCGTTTGGATCATTTCTAATAAACTTTAATTGATCTATAGGAACTCTAGCTTTTCTTTGATTGTTGTAGTCGTCATTCATAGCTGCTCCCGCAAAAAATATTCTTTTATGGTCAAATGCGGATTGTAAAGATTCATTAGCAAATCTAATCCACGCCGAAGTAGGTTTTCTAAGAAACACAAATTTCTTTTCTGATTTATTGTATTGATTTTTAAGTCTTCTTAAATTTTTGTCATAATCTTTAGATTTATCTAAATCAGCCTCTATGACACCAAGATTTAAATTTTTCTTTTTAAATATTTCGCTCTCGTTACAAGAGTTAATAAATTGAACCCCTCCGTTATAGTCTCCCACCACAGCGGCTATGTTGAAGTGAGTGAGTATGTAAGCCATATATTTAATATGTGTTTTTAAGCTCGATCCAGAAAGGGCGTAGCTATGTACAACAGTTCCTTTTCTAGTGTCACGATTTAACTTAATTAAAAGCATCGCAAAATCATCTGAACTTTCACTTTCCGACCAAGATGGGTCAAAAGCCAAAATGTAATCGTCTTTCGGATTACCTACAACCTCTACACACTGTCCTTCTCCATCTGGTATTGTACAAGTAGCCATTTTGCTTACTTTGAAATATCCAGAACTATCATCTGTGAATATAGCGCCAAACTCCCTATCGAACTGGGAATCGCTCATGGTAGATTTAGATTGATTAATTAAACTCTGATCATATAACTGTTCGGGAGCGCAATCATAACTAAAATGCATGATTGTCCTATGCGCCCCATCTTGTTTGTCTTTGCTTAAGATGAGAGCTTCATACTGCTGATAAATTTTATATAAATACTCAAATTTGTAAGAAGCTGAAGATAAGCCAATGATTTTATTGTTTGGCCATTTTTTTCTATCTTTTTCCTTCATCTTACCTTTCTCAATCATTTGAGTTTCCAAATCATATACCTCTTGGCGCTCTGTCGGATTCTCTACAACAGATAAGAAAGGAATAATAACCTCATTGTAAATTTTTTCAGGCATTAGAAGTAGCTCATCAATAATCATTCTTTGAAATCTAAAACCCCTTAACTTTTCTCCATCTCCTAAAGGCAAAGCTCTGATACTACTTCTACCTATCTCCATGACCCACTCATCGTTCATTTTAGAAACTCTAGTGATACATTGAGAAAAGAAAGTCGCTTTAGGGCTTTTGGCGATATCTTCTATCTTTTTAAAAATCATTTTTGATTGCCTGAAAGACTTAGACAAAATACCTATCTGAACACCCTGATTCAGAATAGCGTCTAATAGCGCGAAAACGCCCGTAGAGAAGCTTTTAGACATTCCTCGACTCCATATGCCCAAAAAGTAGTCGGACTCCATCATGGCCTTAATAGCCATATGCTGGAATGGGAATAACTTTACTCCCGTAAACAACTCACAAGCAAAAGAAGGGTTTTCCCTCAAAAATTTATAAAGCAATATCTTTGCTTCAGTTTCTTCTATAAACCCCTCTTTTTCTAAAATTTGTTTGTTTATATCCTTGTACTGTCGGTGTAGTTTCTGTTGTCCTGTTTCCCAAGCCATCTTTTTTTAATTGTTTGTCCCAAAAATACTGAAGGTCCACTGCCCAGAGTTTCGTGCCTAAAACAAGAATTTTAGGAATCAGTTCTTCGCTTTTTTCTCTAGACCCACTAAATACAAATTGGCAGCAGTCTGTATACTCTGCCTGTATTTCACGCATCCTATGATAAACATAATCTAATTTAAATTTTTTGTATGCGCGTTTATTAACAGCCCACATTTTGTCGAAAGCTGTTTCTGTTACCACATACAAGTAACAACCTGTAGATCTACACCTATCTAATTCTTTTATAAATCGATTGTATCCATTTGTTATAGTGGAACAAAAATCCTGGTAAGACTTCCTATCCACGAATGTATAGTCATACAACTCTCCCCCGACTGCATAATCGCCGACATCAAGCTTCAACAACTTAGAATTGTTGAAATGCAGGGGCTTTTGCTCTCTAGTATCTATTAGTATCGGTGTATTTGAATAATCTTTGTGAAATTGTTTGGGCAGAGGTTCAGAAAGCATAGGCTTCATGTCTAACTGCTTACATGTCTCTTTGTAGCTGCCGAAGATCTGTTTGCACAGATCTATGTCTGGCAGATTACTAGTTAGCAAGTAAGTGGAGGGAGGTCCAGAAGAAACTGCTTTAGAGAGGAACTTCTTGTTTAAAGACGAGACTATGAAATCTTTAGCTTCTTCTTTTGGCGCTTGAAGACACCATTTTTTCATATTTCTTTTATTTATGAAATCTGTAGAAAAATATTGCTTGTAATTTTTAAAAGGTATTAATTCTCCAGTCAGTTTATCTTTTCTGGCATAATTCTCTACATAGTAGTCTCCCAACAGTTTGCCGTGCTTTCTCATGTGAGAATGCAGTCCCTTAAGAGAACCAAATGAATCCTCGCATATTTTGCATTTATATGACATCTTGTTGACTGATTCCTAAAACTCTCGCTTTCCACTCTGACATGCCCTCTAATCTTTCCGCTTCTCGCTTTACAGCCTCTTTTTGCATCTCTGCAATTCTCACCATTGTTTCTCTTTCTTCCTCTTCTTGAAAAAGCTGAACTATAGACAAAAATGAAGCGTTTTCTTTGTTCATCTTCTTCATTCTTTCGCTCCTGTCTCCTTGGAGCTTTTTTGTCAGATTTTCAATGCGCGTTTCGCATTGATGATACTCTGAACTCTTAGCTTTGATAATTTCAGCTAATCTAATAGACATTTCTTGCTGCTCATCAGCATCATCGAACATACTATTGAGTTTGTTGAGGTGAGCGCTAATAACCTCCAAGTTTATTACTTCTTTGCAAACATTTAAGTATAAGTTAATCTCATCTGCGGTTAAATCAGGTTTATCCCAAGTCAACCTAGTGAATTCATGCTCAAACAACACTCTGTCTTCTTGATTTAGATAATTGTTAATAATTTTCAGAAATCTTGAGTTAGCAAGGTTGACACCTAGTTTTTCTACACAAATTTGCTTTTGTCTGTTAAGTTTCGATTCATCTAAGCCTAGTCCTGTGGCATCATTGATTTTTTTGATGATTCGCGACGAAGACTTCGGTGCAATGTATGAATTAAGAGCGCCCGAATCTTGAGACGGTAAAATGTCAGGATTTACCTCTCTAATTTGTGATAAAACAGCTCTTTGCTCATTGCTTAGTGGCCTAACAGTTCTAGAGGGAAAAACTATGCGAGCGATTTCTAAAGAAGACAGTCCTTCTTCAGCTTGTTGAATTATAAAATCTTTTTGCTCTTTTGTGAATTCTATAGCCTCCACAGGAGTTCTTGCTGTGGTTTTAAAATCTATAGAGTTTTCTACTAAAAATTTTCTTACAGCCCTACCCTCTTTGGACCTTCCGTCTAAAGAATCATCTTTAAAGCATTGCTTTGTTAAATCAATTAGATCAGGAATTTTCGATGCATTGTCTTTTAAAAAATCTTGCTGTTCTTTAGTTAAATCCATCTTCTATAATATCTTGCTCCCTTAGTATTTCCATAGCCACCTTGAGGAACTTCTTTTTTAAATTTTTTACTTGTCTATAGCCAAGCTTCCTTTTTTGAGCAGAAATTTTGTAACCCATAAACTTTGCTACATCTTCTTCGCTGCTTTTATCAAAATATAACATTCTATACGCAGTATAATGTACACTACTCAAACGAATCTTCATTTGCCCGTTCAACTTTTGCAAAGATAAGGAAAAATCAAAATCTATATATTGTCTGCTTTTTACCTCTTTTACAAAATCTTCAGTAGACAAAGGCAACTTAACCTCTAAAGCTGATTTTTTAGTTTTTTCCCATTTTTTACAAATAGGACAGGTAGAAGAATCGTGATCAGGCACTTGATAATCAGGACAAGGGTTTACATAGTTGCCGTAATGATTTCTTATAAGATTTCTAATTTGGTTGGATATTATCCTACCAATCCAAGGCTCAAGAGGTCTTTCTTGATCCCACATGTGCCACTTCTTAGAAATGTGCAATTTTATGATTTGCTGAACATCATCGAAGTCGAACCATTTTACAGCATTAAGTCTCCACTTGTATTGCTGCTTTTTTATCGCTGCGTCAATTACTTCAGAAAAGTCTTCATAAGTATACTCACCCTTCTTTTTTCTTTTCATCAATAAATTCATTAATAGATCTAGCCTTCTTAGCCCGATCTTCATCGGATTCAGTTGACTCTCCTAATAATGAACCAAAAGTCATTGGACTTTTGTCAGACGCTTCGATATCCACTTGAAAATTAGAAATTAAAGGAACGCTTTGTGCATCTGTTTCATCTTGTGAGATAACTACAGATTTTTCTAAGACAGGCATACCTGCCGAACTATTGGTGGATGTCGTAGAAGCTAAAGAATTTAATTGTTCGCCACACTTTTCACAAAAATTAGGCTTGGCATGAGCATAAGAAAGTTTTGCGCCGCAACTGTGACAAAATAGATGAGCCATACTATATATTTATATAATTAAAATTAATTTTTTCAAAAAGAAAACAAGGCTTGTGTCTTTTATGTTTTAGCAGTTCGCCGCTTGCGCGTAACACTTTTACTTGCTTATCATTATATAATATTACACTTTCCTACCTTTTTCTAACTTAGAAATGATAAACTTTAATATTTTACTCCTTACGATATCATTTCTGGTAAATGAAAATGTGTGAATCCCGTTTTCTTTAGATTTGTCATCAGAAAATATATCAAACATATCTTTAAACCCTGTTTTGATTTTTATGTCGCTTTGCATAAAATCTCCACAGACAACAACCTTAGTATCTTCTCCTATACGAGTGATCAATGTAGTTAATTCTTTGAATGTGAAGTTTTGAGCTTCATCTGCTACAATTAGCTTATTGTTCCAGTTAGCGCCTCTTAAAAAGTTTATAGGTATAGCTGATACTCTTTCTTTTTGTTTTAAAAAGGCAGTATCACCTTCATGTATTATTTCTTCTAGCTTATCATACAAAGGCAAGGTAAAAGGATTGAATTTTTCAGACATATCACCAGGAAGGCTACCTAATCCTTTATCTGCGCTTTCTGCAATGCTTCTGATGTAAAGTAAGTCTTTCTCGTTATTTTCAGCCATTAAACGTAAACAGCCATATAAAGACATGTATGTTTTACTAGAACCTGCTGGACCAGATACAAACATAATCTTTACATCCTCATCTAGCAATGTAGATAGAAATTTCCTTTGATTTGGGGTAAATTTAAATTTTCTCTCTTTAAACTTGATAGAGAAGAATGTGTGAGGCTCTAAACGAAAATTAGACAATTTTTTAAGTGCCATATATAATATGTTATTACACTCAAATTACAATTTAATCTGTTTAATTGTCGCGCTTGTCGTTAAAGTTTCTCCCCCTTGCGTGGAGTAAGACTCTGCTAATACTCTAGACTCATTTGTAAAGTTAATCAAACCCACAACATCTGGCATTACAGCAGTGCCGCCAACTCCACAAATAAAAACTTGTAAATTTGTAGATAAGGCATCTCCACTGAAACTGATTAGATTTTGTAACCCAGTAGAAGCAATAGTCATTTCCTCTTCAATACCATCTAAAAGCATTTCTGAAGCAGTTGCAGAACCAATATTAACAACTGGGCTACGGGTATAAGATCTTTTAAAAGTTATTTGGCTTTGAGTGTCATTTAGAACATTTGCATTGCCAGCACTCAAAAAACAAGTATGGCCATAAGCTACAGCTTCACTATCCAAAGGCACACTCGAACCCGCATATGGGTTGTTGTCTCCAGTAATTGTCCCTCCCGAAGCGGGAACTAAAGAAACAAAATTTGCATTCAATGTCACAGGCGCAAATGGAGAAATATTCACAGATACATCTTTGGCATAGCATTTTTTATAAACTTCACTACCTAGTGTGATTGTAACAAAATTATCTTGGTTGGGGTCTTTTAGAAAGTTTAACCCAGACATCATCCCTGTGTGGAATATACAGTTAATAGATATATCAGCATTAAGAGGACCATTAAAACCAAACGTATCAGAGAGAGGACCAGTTACATTGCCAAATTGATCAGTTATTGGTGTCACCCCTTGTTTACGGTTGGGGCTATTGTTTGTATTGTAATTTACATTTACTTGGGTTGCTGGAATATAGCTTTGCACTTCAGGAGGTATAGAACCTCCAGGTTGTCCAATATAAACGGGAAACTTACTATATGGTAGACTCATTTGTTTAATTTACACCATTTTAATCGTTACCAACTACCATAAGAGCAAAATTCGCCGTAGCATATGATACCCAGATCACACCCCAACCATATTCCTTCTTCATAAAATACGCCCCAGCTACAACCGCATACATCAATCCCGCCAATAAAGGCACATACTTTGTTATAATGTCAAGAGTCACTGTTAATTATAGAGTCTGATTATTTTTTTTAAACAATAAATAGAACTCATGCCCCCGTTTACCACGCCCAGAGAAATGGGTGGGGGTTTCACTGTTGATAAATTGATAATGGACTCCCCCGCGCATTTTGCAGCGCACACACACAAAAATTTTTTCAGAAATCGGGTAGGGTCTTGTGGGGTGTCAAGTCTTTTTTAATAAAAAAAAATAAATAAAAAAGAAAAAAAATGCTTGCGTTAAACTTTAATGTATGCTATACTTACAGCATGACAGCAATTGAAAGACAAATCGGAAACGGCGCGGAGATCGTGTCACAAGGTGAATGGTTTATCGTAACTGATACAGACCTAGAGAATGGTTTTGTATGGGCTATGGATCAAGACGGAGGAGAGAAAGAAATCTCTCTTGATGCTATCGACGACATCAGACTAGGGGACATAGTAACCCGCGACTGGTCTCCGATGCTCAACAAGTTGAGCATCTAAAAAAAAAGATAAAAAAGAAAAATAATCCTTGCAATAAACCAAAAACCCAGTATACTATAACCATGAACGTAAAATTCAGAAGCCAAGTAAAACAATTCGAAAACGATAAAGGCGAGATCGTTAACTGTTCAGAAATCGCAACATGCTATCCATCAGATACATGGTGGGAGCTTAACAAGAAGCAACGCCAAGAAGCTGCCGACAGAAACAACAACGGCAAACTTGGCAAAGCTGGAAGATTCTACAACTCAACCAACGGAGTTGAGATGTGGGTAGATACCGAGGCAAGAGTTTGGTGGGTCGAAGATTGCAGATAAAAAAAACAAAAAAAGGGTTGCATTAAAATAAAATCTAAGCTATATTCAAAACATGACAGCGACAACAAAACCAAAAACTGACTTCGACAAATTCTGCAAAGAGCGCAGCGCAGCCACTGCAATGCGTGACGACCTCGCCTTTCTCGTAGGTTGGACCAAAGCAGACAACCCAGAGATAGCTAAAAGACTTCAAGCTATACTAACACAACACGAAGAAAACAGAGAACAGGACTGGATCTAATCCAGTCCACCCCCCACTAACAAACACAAAAAAAAATCAAAAAAAAATCATGAAAAAATTATTCTCCACTATCAATCACTTCATTGACCGCTTTCTATTCTCTGCGATGGTATGCATCTCTTTTAACCTCGTGCTTATATGTATAGCTGTCTTAATCGGTAGCGGTCCCGCACTTTTCGAAAGTGTTATGCGTGGGTGGGATGGCCCTGACTTTCTTATGGTAATGTTAGGAATGCCAACACTGTGGGCTGTTGTGCTAATGATAGGGGATACAATTATAAAACTAGCACACAAAAAATCTTGACAGGGTAACCTGTCGCTGTCATGGAGCCTCGCCACCGCACTGCATCGGTGGCGGGGTTTTCTTGTAAAAAAAAACTTGACAGTGTAACTCCTTGATACTCAACGAGTTACGAGGGCGCGGCCCCCCTAGCCTCATAAGTCATTGATAGTCAATCAGTTACAGCATGAAAAAAAATGCGTAATAACGCAAAAAAAGGCTTGCGATTAGCGCGGAGTGTGATATAATACCCACATGACAGTTAAGAAAGACCGCCCCTACTACGTAATTCTGACAGGTGAGATCGGTAACCCCGTTGTGTTCGGCGGTAGCCACAATCTCCGCATGAGCGAGCGCATCATGCGTAATCCCCGAGCCTTCCGCGAGGGAGCGTGGAAGACGCTCATCACTTTCCCTAGTGAGCGAGCCGCCTACGAATCGCAGTATGGGAAGGGTCTTGAGATCGCTAACGGTCGCCATAACTGGACACCGCTAGTAAGCGGTTGATAACCCACTGATAGTCAAGGGGTTATAAGGGGCGGCCCCCCGCCGCCTCGTAACTCGTTGACAGTCAACGACTTACAAGCCTTTATACGTATGATCGATCTGGGGGGCTGTCAAGTAAAAAAACACACTATTTGTCTATTTATATCCTGACCTGCGACCTAGAAAAAAAAATAATAAAAAAGAAAAAAAAAGGTTGCAGCTAGCCGAAAGTGTGGTATACTTCCAGCATCATGACAGAGACAACCACCCAAAAAACTGACCAAGATAAATTCTTTCAAGAGCGCAATGCGGCAATTGAAATGCGTGACGATCTTTTCTTCCTTGTAGGATGGACTAAAGCCGACAATCCAGAGATCTCAAAAAGACTTGAAGACATTCTCAAAAACCACGACAGAAACAGAGTTAACTGGTAACCACCAACCCATTGAGAATATGATCAATAGAATCGACCAAATCCTAGCAAACCTAGAATGTGCCGCTGTAGATGGCGGCTTCAGCCTGTCCGTAAAGGATGGGGAAATTGTAGCCAAGGATCTTCTCTCCGAGGAGCCTCTTGAGTTTATCGTTCGCTTCGTAGGGAAAGACATCTCTGACGTTGCAGTAAAACCACTAACCAAAAAGTAAAATGGGACTCGATCAAAACGCCTACAAAGTAAAGCGCAAGTATGCGCCCACCACCAAGACTGAAACCGTCAGAACTACAGAAATCTGTTACTGGCGCAAACACAATGCGCTTCAGGGATGGATGGAAAAACTATGGAGCCTGAAAACTGGAAGGCCAGAGGTTGAACTAAACTGTCAAGATCTTGAAATCACTGCGGAAGATCTTGATAACCTAGAGGCAGCTATAACCAATAATAGACTTCCTGTGACTGAAGGGTTCTTTTTTGGCTCCGACAGTAGCCAAGACGAAAGTCGCAAAGAATATGATCTAGACTTTGTTTCTAAAGCTAGAGATGCGATTAAGGAAGGATATACAATCATCTATTCTTGTTGGTGGTAAAGGCCGAAAAAAAAAGTAATAAAACACTTGCGCGTTTCTGAATTCGGGTTATACTAATAGCATGACAGTTCAAAATCCAATAGGCGACTTACAACCAATGAATGAAACCGATCTCCGCGAAATGCTCGATGATGGGCCTCGCGCTGGCAACTGGAATCCCACACCCGACGAGGTGCAGGAGGTGCTGGCGCAGATCCACGACGAGATGGGCGACCGCAACCCAAGCTGGTCGTCGGAGGTCGATGATCAAGACGAGATCCCGATGTAAGCTGTAACTCCCTAAGTCTCAACGACTTAGGGGGGCGCGGGGGCCGCGCCCTCGTAACTGCTTGATACTTAACGAGTTATGAAGCAAAAATAAAAATGCATTTAATTGCAAAAAAAAGCTTGCAAAGACTATTTGTTGTGATATACTACGTCCATGAAATTGAGATTCCCCAAACTCTGGAGCAAAAAAAATAATAAATTACCACTTGACTTAACCCCATACATCGGTTATACTACTCTTATGCAAAACGAAATCATGTCCACCCCGTCCACCCTTCCTTCTAACCCTGTCGCTCTCGCCTCTGCTCTCACTGGCAAGACTTTGGTTTACAATGCTCTTAAATCTACTGTAGTCAGTAACAAAACTAGAGTGTTCAAAGTCCAAAAAGTTGATGATGTTTTTACATCCAACTCTACTGGTGAGCAGTGTGTGACCCTTTGGGCTAACGACATCGACCAAGGTGGAGAGCTTGTCCCTCGCACTCTTCACGTTCACGGCATTGAGTCAATTTCTTAATGGGGGAACATGATTGCGGGGGGGTGAGGTTTTTTCTTATTCTCCTCACCTCCCTGCAAATCTTTTTACTTTACAAAAACAAAATATAAACTACAATAGCATCATGCCTAAATCACCCGAATCTGTCCGTATCGAAGTTAAAAATAAAGATCAAGCTATCTTGCTTCAACACGCCTTGAATATCGTTCATGGAGACCTTGCCTCACACATGAGAGAGGTGCAAGATGACAAGTTTGAAACTTTTGTCGATCACGTTAAGTGGACGCGCAAAAATCT